TGGCTGCAATTAGACGCAGCCGAATTTTAAAACTAGGAGACTAAAACATGGCTAATACTGACTTTAAACCGACGATGGTTCGTAATGTGGAATTTAAATATCCACGCCTGAACGCAACGTATCGTTACAACACCGCAGAAAAGCGGTCTGAGGAGTGCGCGCCAACTGCGTCCAATGCGTCCTATTCAGTTGCATGGGAAATGCCGCAAGGCGAAGCTGGAAAATTACATGCAGAATTAAAAACGCATTACGAAAGCTGCAATCGTAAGGAACCCTTTACCAAAGTCTTCGGCATGAAGAAGCTGGAGAATGGCAATGTTGAGTTTCGCGCAAAACGCAATGGCACAAACAGCCAAGGCGCGCTGAACGAGAAACCCCGCGTGATTGACGGCATGAAGCAGCCATTGGCTGACTTGAACATCTGGGGCGGCTCAAAGGGTAGCATCAAGGTTACTGCTTACCCAGTTTGTGATCCTGAAAATAACGGCGGCATATCCTTACTTATAGATACCGTGCAAGTAACCCATGCGGTCTACGGCGGCGGCGGCTTAGATGATTTCGATGAAGTCGGCACAACGATGCAGGGTGGTCTTGACGCAGCGCTGGACGACTTTGGACCTGCTGAGGTTGAAACCGTAGCCGCCCCAGCGACAGCAGCTTTACAAGACGACGAAATCCCGTTTTGATAAAGAAAACCCCGGCAGTGTCACTACTGCCGGGGTTCCACTAGGAAAACAGACTGATTGATTGGAGAAAGTCCGAATATGAAAACTTTAACAAAAACAAGCGACGTTGGCAAGGTTGAGCTGCTACTTGCAGCCGGTGCGCTGGACACCCGCATAAACGAAGTCGGGTCAACTTATTCACCAATCAAGCTGAAAGATATCGCAACGCTGGTGGATGAACCGCAGGCCATTGAGAAGTCAAAGGCCGCATTCATTATTCCATCAACTTATCGTGAGCATGACGGCAGGAACCACGCGGCACAACGTGAGCGCGGCGAATACTGGATGCTGGCCATTGACGTGGACGAAGGCGACCCGTCGCTCACAGAGCTGCGCACAGCCGTTGACCGAGTTACCGGCAACGCGTCTTCGCTGTTCTACTCGTCAGCCGGGGCTAGCGAAGACAACCGCAAGTGGCGCGCACTAATCCCGCTGTCAGAGCCTATCTCCGGCGAGGATTACGTTGACGCCCAGCTATCGCTGTTTGAACTGTTAGCCGCCGAAGGTATAACCGCTGACCCAGCATTATCGCGCACTGGTCAGCCAATCTACCTTCCAAATGTACCGCCAGCCAAGCGCGATGACGCCGGGCATCCGCTGTTTTACCACGGCGCACGCAATCGCGGTGACGGCCTGATGGTGCTAAAGGAAAGCACAATCTGGGCAAACTTGATTTTTAGGCGGAAGAATGCCGAGATAGCTGAGCAACGTGCAGCCGCCGAGCGCGCAATCAGAGCGCAGCAGCGGGAAGAAAAGCAAAATAAGTTTGGTGAGAGTGATCCAGTTGCCGAGTTTAATCGTAGCAACACGATTGCAGACCTGATGATTAAGCATGGCTACGAGAAGCAAGGTCGCTCCGACAGCTACCGCTCACCAATGCAGACATCTGGCTCGCACGCCACCAAAGATTTCGGCACGCACTGGGTTAGCCTGTCAGGTTCAGACATGGCGGCGGGCATAGGCCAGACCAGCGCAGAGTTTTGCTGGGGCGACGCATTTGACCTATATTGCTATTTCGAGCATGGGAACGACATGCGGGTGGCTGTCAGGGAATATGCAGCCGTATTGCGGCCGACGCCGACAGAACAGCGCGAAGCTATCGTGCAGGCCGCTGCCGATCTATACGCAGACTTCGACGCCATCCCAGAACCAGCCAAACCAAAGTCAACTATTATTATACCTAACGCAGAACAAAGGCCGATTTTCTGGTTGAAAGACGCCAAGCCCGTGCTGACATCGTCATACCTAATTAAGGGTTGGCTTGGCCGGGGTCAGATGTCGGTCATCTATGGCCCGTCTAACGTCGGCAAATCATTCTTCGCGCTTGACATGGCGCTATGTATTGCCGCCGGGATAGATTGGCAGGGAAACAAGGTTAAAGGCGGTCCAGTGCTATATTTGGCCACTGAGGGTGGCAACGCGTTTCAATCCAGATGCGTGGCGCTACGCAAGCAGTACGGCATCATGGATGCACCGCTGGCAGTTAGGCCGTCGCCGGTTGATCTACTGCGACCAGAGGCAGACTTAGCTGGCCTAATCGAGCTGTGCAAAAGCATTGAGCAAGATATGGGCGAACCGCTGGCCGCAATATTTGTTGACACGCTGTCAAGGGCAATGGCCGGTGGCGACGAAAACGGGCCGACAGACATGACATCTTTCATATCAAACCTAGACGTGCTGCGTGACGTGACCGGCGCACATATGGGGATAGTTCACCATAACGGCAAAGATGCAGCCAAAGGTGCGCGGGGGCATAGTTCTCTTAGAGCGGCCACTGATACAGAGATTGAACTGGTGCTGGAAGGTAACATGAGGACGGCCACCGCGACTAAGCAGCGTGACCTCGAGCCAAAGGAGCCGTTTGTGTTCACGCTGAAGGTGCATGAACTTGGCAAGGATGAGGACGGCGACCCGGTGACAACTTGCACCATTCAAGAGGCCGATCCAGAGGACGTCGCCGACATGCAGCAGAAGCGGCCAAGCGGATCAAACCAGAAAGTTGTCGTGTCAGCGTTCAAACAATTGCGCGGCGAAGGCGAAGGTGAACCAAACCCAACCGGCGCGGGCTGGCCAGAAAGCGGGAAGTTTTGGTGCGTCACCGAGACGAAGCTAAGGGACTTTGCGTCGGGTAAAATGACCTCTACAAACCCGGCGTCGTCCTACGGAAATGCCATCAAAGGGCTGCTGTCGATCGGCTATATGGCCCAAAATGAGGGCAAGATATGGATTACGGCGAAAGAGGGTAAGGTCACATGAGGTATAAAAATGCGTGTTGTTTGTTATCAGGGGGTTAGGTGGTGAGTTTTATATTTTTATACCAGTTTTATAGCAGTTTTATAGTTTTGGTGCATAGGTATAAAAGTATAAAAACCCCTATAGGGGTTTATACTTATAGCACGGGAGATTTATAATGGTTAAAAAGACTACTAGGTCAGAGGCAGCGAAAGCGGCGATGGCCAATCGTGGAAAGTTCGATAGCAAGTACACTGACTACGGTGAGCCGATCCATTATAAGGTAGCAGCAGCAGTGGCTCCATTGAGTGCGGCGACAGCTTCAGCCGCAATGGTCTGGGGTGACACGCTGACTAACTGTGTGCCGCCAGCTTACGCGCTGCGGTACAGGGAGCTGAAGGGTGAGCTGGATGCCGCGATAGCTCTCGATGATTATGATGCCTGCACAACGCTGGCCACAAGCATGATTAAAGCGCTCAAGGTGATGAACCAGAAAGCTAGGGAAGACGGCTTCAAGCCGCCGCAGGTTGACGGTCATATCGCAGAGTGGAAGGGCAAAATATATTGCTTCCTCGCCAGCGGTGATTTGGCAGCAGTGCGCAAGGCTAGGCCGACGTGGGCCGTGTATCACCTGAGCGACGTGTGTGCCGTCCTGAGCGTGCGCACAGATGAGATGATGGCAGCAGTGGTTGACAAGTTTCCCAGCGCCAAGATTGTTGACGTTAGGTTGTATGATGATGAAATCCCATTTGGGCATGATTGAAGGAAGACAAGATGAAGCGTGATGAAATACTGAAGACCGCCGGTCATTTGATAAGCAAGGATAGGCACGACACTTACGGAGACAGCGCGACGTCTCACAGTCGCATAGCTGCGTTCTGGTCAGCGTACCTATCTGTGGAGCTTAGCGCAGTTGACGTGGCAGCGATGATGGTGCTGATGAAGGTCAGCAGGAGCAAGGGCGGATCAGCCTCGCCGCATCTCGACAACTTCGTGGACATATGTGGGTACGCTGCGTTGGCTGGTGAGATGGCTGCTGAGAGCGCGTGAGCTTGCCTTGTGAGCCTGTGTTGGCTTATACTCGGCAGCAGGTGGCTTTCCTCCCGAAGCCATCCAACTTGTCCTCGGCTGTCATCGTTGGCAGTCGGGGATATTCTTTGCGAAAGGTAGGCGGGATGTCATACCGACTTCAATTGAGCATGAGCATCAACTGTGAGGATACGCAGGAGGCCGAGGACGAGATGGAGGAGCTGGCGGGCTACGTTGGTGACAGGATCACAGATGGAGCTGACATGTCACGCATCATGCAGGCTATGGTCGAAGCACTCGTCGAGCTGGGGGAAGATGACGTCAGCGACACAGTTCACTGAATGGACGACGGTGGGTTAAGCTCTGCGCGAGACATCGCCACAGCTCAGCGCGCATCTGCTCGCGTAGCAAACAAGGCAGAATGGTGTCAACATTGAGTCAACACCGTGTCAACATTGTGGCAACAATAAGGCAGCGAGGTGTTATCATGCCCCATAAATGTCAACACGTTGTAATCATTGCATATTAAATTTAACATAATCACCATTATGCGTCTTAGCTGGCGGATGAGGCAAAATACCCCCCCCCGGTCAGGATTTTTGCCGGGTGTGCATGTGTAGAAATTCACGCACACTTGCCCCACATTTTGCC